ATAGGTGTCACATGTTTTGAGATTGCATTGCTTTCATGTATTCGCTGTCTTCTGGCATTGATAATCTAAACCCTGCATTAACAGCCCATTGGTGAATCTGATTCATGTAAAACGTCATCTCTCCCTTCTCCAGTTTCTTAGTGCTTTTAATCTGGATGGTTGTTTTGCCAATTGTCAGCGACTTATCGACACAGAACTTATTCTTGAAATACTCGTGCATATCCTCAGAGCTATAAACCCCATAACCTTTCTGCTTGGTTTGCTGTGCAATCTCTGTAAGCCACATCCATAAAAGGGCATTTTGCGACAAAGACCGCTTGCCACTATTCGTAATATTAACCTTGAGCGCTCCACCTCCTTGCTCAAAGTGGTCATGTGTGTAACCACTTATCTCATGCAAGTCGTCAACGCTCGTTACTAGCTTCTCAAAACCCATCAAAACGCCCCTGTAACGCTGTTTAAACTCATCAATTGGATTCACGCTGGCGTATATGCCAAATAAACCCAAACGCCGTCTAACTTTGTGTTGGCCTCGTCTAGCTTTACACGCTGATTGTTATAATAAAAGCACCCGCGCTTCTCGATATCCTTGAGTATTTTACCCATTGCCGGTGAGTTTCTGTGTAGCTTTGGCATTCTAAATACGTGGTTCATTGTGATTCCTATGCGTTCATTTTTTCTATTGAGTTTATTTCACTCATAATCTCATTGAATGAAAAGTTACTTCCATTGTGCTTCTTGCGCAGTGCTGATTCATCAAATGGCTGGCAGCACCCATGCTCACCCTTGCTTTTAACTTCCAAGAAGTACCCATAACCACTTGAGGTAAGTTCGATTTTCTTTTCGCAATGTGGGCAATTTAGAACGCTCGACCCAATTGCAGATTTTATGACTACTGTGTCACCATTTAAATTAGGCTGATTCTTGCTGCAAAGAATAACCTCTTCCCCAATCTCAAATAATGATTTCATATTACTTACCTCTCAACTGGTCAGCGGTTAGTGATACCAATCCAGCGTGATACCAAAACGAAGACTCTACGTCATACATCCCGTCAACAATTAGCAGTTGATTTCCATAACCGTGCTTTCCAACGAAGTCGATCGTTGACTCCCAAAAGATAGATCCACAGTTACCCTTGCAGTTATTTTTCACTGCGTCACAAATCATCTGTTTTACTTTCTTATTATTCATCTCATTACCTATCTAGTTAAATCTCTCTTGAGCTGTATTGCTCGTTATGTCTCTGTGTGTAAGTGTGATTGCACTCTCCAGCAACATAATTAAACGGGGAGTTCCTTTGCCCCTTTGTGAATGAAAGGTATTGATTTGACTCTTGGTCGAAGTCCAAACCAAATTTACCCTCAAATCCCTCGCCATTTCTCTGTTTGTCCAAAATCAAAACAGCTCCAGGTGCATCTATCGCAGCTTTCTCTTGCTCTGTCATTTCATCGCCGCGCTCCGCTGCTTGCTGCGCTCTTTCTCTTAGCTTGTTTCTCCATATGATAAATACATTATCAGCAAGGTCTGTTACTGCACCTGTACCTTTAACGTCCATCTTTCCTGTTGGCTTTTCTTCTGTGTCCGACTTTCTTGAGTGGGTAACCATAATCACATGAGCGTTGTGTTTGTTTTTGAAGTCACAAACCTTGTCCATAAAATCTTTTTGCCCGTCATAGTCAGACTCACCAATGCCACACTTCATAAATGAGTCGATAATAAATAGCTTAATTCCATACCTTCTGCTTGCGTATGAGAATATCTCTAGGAGCCTGTCAGCCTTCGCTGTGCCAGTTAAAGTAAAAAGCCATAGTTTGTCATTAAGAAAGTCAAACGAGGTCTCTATCTCGTGTCTAGGTGGTAATTTCAGGCATGTAGCTTGCCTTACTAATCTTTTTAGTAGAATGCCTGGCTTTAGCTCCATTGAAGCAACGCAACATCTTGCATCCTGTCTTATTGCCTCAAGCATCAAGTGACCAACAACTTGAGATTTACCATGACCGTTAACGCCGTTTACTAGTGATAACTCAGACTCTCTGAATGCAAAGTTATTATTTAGCTCAGGCCATGGACTTTGAAATAATCCGCTATCGGTGTTGTAAAATGCGTCAATCGTATCCTCAAGAAACACGCTTGAGTGTGCTAACTCTTCTGGATCTAAAAACTTAGCTGTCTCTATGGCATTCCACATTTCATCTTCTGTAACGCCATTAAGTAAGCATTCATTGGCGTCCTTATGTGGTAGCTCAGCAATCCTACAGCGCTCAATCCCTAGCCTTGTTGCTATCTCGTTAGCCGCCTTCTGTCCAGCTTCATCAGAGTCCATGCAGATTATTACTTCATCAAATCTGTCCATATTGTGGTATTCGCAATCAATCCACTGTTGCTTCGCCCCAGTACCACCACCAAAAGGAACGCTAAGCGCTGGTATCCCATACTCGTAGAAGCTCATTGCATCAATTTCACCCTCACAAATAATGCAAGCTCTAATCTCTTTCGGGAAAGTCTGCCATCCAAATAAGCAAGGTTCGCAATCTTTCGAAGCGCCAATTATCTTTTTCCCGTTATTCCTCTCTATCCCAATTGATTTGATAAACAAACATTCATCACCACGAAGGAATGGAAACGCCATACCTTTAACTTCTCGCTTGTTGTCGTGATCCCAAACTACACACTCAGCAACTTTAAATGCCTTTACCGTTTCCTCACTTATACCTCTTGTTTTTAGGTATTCAACGTGAGCCTCACCTTTTCTTAGGTTCTTTCTGTCTGGCTTTGAGTATTGTTTCTTTGGCTTGTTGAAATACTGCTCATCGTCTTTTATTCCAAGAAATTCTTTAGCCTCTTTTATCGCATCATGAAGCTGAATATTTCTGACGTGCGACCAAAGGTCAATTAGATCACCACCTTCACCGCTAGCAAAGTCAGTCCACTTTCGCTTTCCGGCTAAATTAACCTTTAAGCTCTTGCCAGACTCACCACCAGTAGACCCAACACACCACTCGTTAGACTCTTTCTTGCCGTTTGGCAGAAGGTGCTTACAAACCTTGTCAACTTGATTCCAAAGCTTGTCCGATATTTCTTTTACTGTAATTCTCATAATATTCCACGCATCCAATCAGGTTGAGCCGTACCACTATCAGAGTTTGCTGGAGTGGATTTATCGTCTTCCCATCGATTGTTATTTAAGTAAGTCGATGCATTGAGATTATCAAAACCAAACTGTTTAGCGCTAACCCTTTGCTTGCAATCTGTGATCAGCATTTCAGAAAACTCCTCAATGTCTTTTATGCCTTCACGCTTAATAGCTGACTTGAATGCTTTCAAAGCTTGAGACTTGGCTGCCTTCTTGTGGTAGGAATCATAAAACTTATTAAAAGAATCTTCGATTCGCTGCTCTTTGTTTTTGGTTACTGGTTCTTGGTTATTAGTTAATAGTTCTTGGTTATTAGTTTCTAGTTTATAGTTAGGGATACCTTTCGGATTCGACTTGGTTTCATCTTGGCTACCGTCTGGATTCCCACTTGGTTTTTCTAAGTCATTGATTTTAGGGCGACCTCCTAGCTTTGCGTTTTTCTTGTTACGCTCGGCCATTTTTTGGTATTCCCCTATTAATTTCTCACAGTGGTTTTGAATCCAACCATCTTTTGTTTTTGTGAAGAACTCTTCAAGGATGATATCAACCGTTTCCGATTCGTCAGCCATTCGCAACTTTCTTAAAACCAAGTGGGTTTTGAGTGGGATTGGTTTTTCGTGGTCGTAATAGAAGTTGATAAGCCGTAGGTATATAGCCTCTTCCTTTAGGGATAGGTGACTAGTGTCCTTTGCCCACCCTGCAACATTGAATTTGTAGTAATGCATGATTATAATTACCTTGTAATGTGATAGCCCTTGCTCTGCTCAGCGGGGCTTTTTATTTCCAGATTACCTTTGCTTCATAGCAATGCAGGTTGCTTGCTGCATATTGAATTGCAGTATCTAAAGATTTAAATACCCTCCTCTGTCGTCTTTGGCTTGCAAGGTTAACAACCAACCCGCCAATAACAGATCTAATTTTCCACTCCCCATCAACAAGATAAACCTCAACAGTGGATTTTTGCTTCGCTACAATTTCAGCAAATTGGCTAATCATTAAGTTCATATCGTTCTCCTTTATTTTGATTTCATTATAACTAAAAGTGATTTCACTTTCAATGCCTTTATTTGAAGATCTTCGCCTTGATTGACAAAAGATGCATTAGGCTTCTTGCCACTATCTTGTCTTGCTTGTAAACATTCTCAAGCTCCTTCATTCCCAAATACATCGCAGCTCTAGCTATGTCGGATTCAGTCCATGTTTTGGATTCAGTTGACAATGACTGACTAAGATCTGAACACTTAACCTTTACCTTTGTAGGGAATCTGTAGTGAATCTTCTCCAAGTTCTTAACTTTCCCATTCTCTCGGTTTAGTTTTAGTCTTGTTTCTGCAAGCTCTTTGGATGCAGCAAGAAGTGATTTTGTTATTTCTGAGTACATTTTTAAGCTCCACTGGTTACCTGTTAATAATTATATGGG